GGCTGAGTGCTGGATTGCCCTGAAGAGATACTTTATAATCCCCGCTCCGCTGGCCCCTTAGCTCAGTGGTTAGAGCAGGCGACTCATAATCGCTTGGTCGCTGGTTCAAGCCCAGCAGGGGCCACCATTTAACTTCATAAAAAACATCAAGTTAAATAGGAAAAAGAGAGTGGCGTTCATGTTGATGAGAATTTGATGTCTCCTTTTTGTCCCCCCACACTTCAATTTACTCACTACATTAGCTTTCGCTTAACTGCATTTGAAAGAAAACTCCCAAGATCTTGCAGGATATTTTTTAAGCGATTTGCATAAGTCTCGCCGCTCTCATGACCTTCATTAAAGGAGTGAGAGAAAATGGATATTGCAGACATTGTCAGGCATGAATTTCTAAACTGTGCGACTGAAACTATTAAACGGCTCGAAGATGAACCCGGTAAAATGCCATTTCATGAGGCTTTGTTAAGTAAAGAAGCTTTATTCTGGAGCCGTTTTGAACGTTCTTTTAGCACTAGCTTTGGCCAAAGAACAATTGAAAGGTTATCGGCTCAAATTGCTTTATATTCTGGCGCTACCAACGTCATACCACAAAACTTAGTTTCTTTTAATATTGACTCCGATATTCATAATGCCGTAATTCATCATTTGTCAGCACTTCGCAGAAAAAATAGTGGCGCAATAACTAACTGGCAAGAAGAGTTAAACTACTTCAGGTCGATACCATCTTCTGGCCATGTTGTTAATATCAGCATTCGCAGTGATTTATATTATACTAGAAACAACACACACCACTTTTATTCAATCAAAACTGTAAAGCCTAACATAGACCAAACAGTTGAAGCCAAAAAAGATCTCTTACTACTCTCATTAGCTTACCCTGGTAGCAAAGCTTACTTCGGGCTTTATTACAACCCATACGGTGAAGTTAGAGAGCAATACATATGGGGCCCACCAAGAAGAATATTTAACTTCCATACGGATGAAAGCGTCCTAATTGGAAGAGATTACTGGAATAACTTAGGTGGAAATGGAACTTATGAATTCATTATGGGAATCGCACAGGAAGTCGGCCCAGAAATTCAAGAGCTGATCAGACAATACGGAATTAGAAATCTATAAAATAGAGGGGCTGCGCCCCTCTATTTTAAGCAGTAATCAAAAATGTTTCGTCAGATGTATTTTTATAACGAGAGTATTTAAAGCCTTCATAATTTTTATGCGGCTCTTCATTTTCAAAATTTAAAATCGTTTTACCAATAGCAAATCCAAGCCCTACAGGAACTGCATTTCCGATTTGTTTATAAACCTCTAAAATCTTTCCTTGAATGTCCCAATCATCTGGAAACTGCTGCACCTTCTTATACTCTTCAATAGAAAGAGGCCTAAGCTCCTCCGGATGGCTCAAGTCAGTTGCAGGCATAGCTGGATGTGTAACTAATGTAGGCGCTGGTTTATCCCATGAAATTCTTCTTAGAAAACCAGTCTTACCCCCGCCCGAAAAGAATGATTTACCTAATGCCTCTTTTTGCAATTCTACTGGAAGGTTTTTCCAGTATTGCCCAGGGCCAAGCATACGGTAATATTTTAATCTCTTCTCAGGAAAATTAATGTAAGTGTGCTCAATGCCTTTTAAATCAGAAACAGCTTCTCTGAAGGTAGTCCATTTTTTAAGACCATGCTCTTCCGTTTGGCTATGAGTAGGTTCTAAGTAAGGAATTTTCTTTCCACTTCGTGCACATGTTATTACAACGCGTTCTCTTACTTGAGGAACGCCAAAGTTTGCAGAGTTATATAATTCAAAAGTAACGCTATAACCCATCCCTTTAATGATCCTGAGAACATAGTGCATTACTCCGCCAGCCTGTTCCTCTTCCTTAAGTGGAGGGTAATCCATACCCCGCTGTTCATGAGGGCGATGTTTTAAAGGAGCTGAAAGAAGTCCTCTTACGTTTTCAATAATAAAGTATTTTGGCTTAATCTGAGAAATAACATCAAGATATTTTAAAAATACGTTCCCTCTTTCATCATCCAGACCTTGTCTTTTCCCTGCTGTAGAGAACGCCTGACATGGAGGGCCACCCATAATAAGATCCACTTCATCTCCCAGAGTAAGCCCAGCAAAATTCATTATTTCTTCAGCGCTATAATTTCTTATATCTCCAATCAAACCTATGTCTGGCTTATTTTTTATAATGGTTTTTCTGGCACTAGGTTCATTTTCACATGCAAGAACAGTCTGAAATCCTGATTTTTCAATTCCAAGATCCATACCCATAGCCCCGCTGAAAAAGCTTAATGCTATAGGTTTGGTTGGTGCTAACTTACATTTGCGGTCGCTAATATCTATTTCAGCTTTTTTGTTCTTCATAATACTCTTTTTCTCAATCAACCATGTATTGCCGTAAAGCCTCGCCTCTAGCGAGTCATTACGGCAAAGGGTTCTAATTCGTTGGACAGAGACCCCAAGATACTCAGACGCCTCTTTGACAGTCAAAAGGGTACTCATATAAAAATCCTTTGCGAAACACTTCACAGACCATGTTGCTCACCAACACTATCTTTGTCAACTTCGGGTATGAAAAACCATAAAAATTTTACTGAACTTATCGCCTACCAAGTGCTCTAAACGTATACATATTGTACTGCCCAGTACTGTTGTGCGTTTTTATTTTTATGATTTCCTTAGATTTAAAGCATCCATGTTGGTGCTTTTTTTTTACACAATGCAGCTTATGCTATTGGAAATTTTTAAGAGAGTTCTCAAGTTTTGCTGACCTGAAATATAACTTACTACTGTATGTAATCACAGCGAACTATTTACTGCATATTTCAGTTTAAGCTTACGACCCAGATCCAGTTTTATCCTTATATCATCAAGCTCAAACGGCCATAACTCCTTCGCGGCAACAATTATGCCTGCAGATCAAAAACAAAAGAAATTTTATAATTTTCATTAATTTCATAGACTTGAAATCAATTCGAGATCCATTTTTAATCCATGCAACTGAAAAAAACTGAAATTCTTTTCATTTTTTTCAGTTGGCAGACTCTGGCAGAAAGCCAGCAGCCATGCGCTCTGGCCATGCTGTTTGTAAAAAAATAAAACTGAAAAATTTTTATGATGCAAAAGCTGCAGGCGGGTGCGGTGTAGCGCCGATTTTGTCTGCCGGGCGATTATTTTGCTGTGCTGACGCGCAGCCAGTGCCGCGCTGTGCTGATGATCTGTTTATGGTTGTCGTGCGTAATAGGCGCGCCTTTGCGTGGCGCATCGTGCGTCTGAGGCGTTCTGGTGACGGGCAATAAAAAACCCGCTGCGATAGCGGGTTAGTGTGCTGGCTTACTTGCCGATGACTGGTGAGTATTTCGTACTGAGCTCGGCGGCCTGCTGGCCACTCTGTGCGATGGCACTGCTGTTCGTGGGCTGGCCGGTTGAGGGGTGCGTATGGCTGGCCAGCTGGTCAGCCAGCTGCTGCACAAGCGCCACAGTATCGAGCATCAGCTGTGCCACGTTAATCTTCTCTGAACCAATCCACACAACCGGCGCGATAATTTCCTGACGCGTCCCGGCAATGCTCTGGCGCAGCTGGCCGATTTTTTCCGTCAGCGCCTGCCCGACTTCTATTGCCGCGCTGCCGGTGATGTCCGTTTCCGCATTGCCGCCCACTGTAATCAGCTGGCTCTGCTGCGTGGCCATGCTGTAATTGCCTGTCGTCACGTGCTGAATTGCTCCGGCCATCAGTGACGCCGTTCCGATCACCGTGGTCCTGTCAGTGGCTTTGACTGTCGTTTCCCTGCTGACCAGCTCACGCGTTTCCGTATCGGCTTTAACTTCCCGGATCATGGACGTTTCACGGATAGCCTGATCGGTCTGGCGTTCCCAGTCTCCCGCCTGTGTTACCCGCTGTGATACTTCCGCGCGCTGCTGCTGCAGCTGTTCACCCGGTTTCACGTCAGGCAGGCTGGTCCCGCCCGGCATGGTCTGGCGCACAAACGGCTTGTCCGGGCGTCCGCCGGTAAAACCGACCTCAACCAGCGTTCCCTCTGGCGGAAACTGAAACATGCCGGAATCATTACCGGCCATCGGAACAGGCAGCGGCACGGCAGGATATACCGGCGTGCTGCCGTCCGGATTGCCGTCAGCGTCCAGCAGTTGCAGATCGACGGCATAGCGCGGCCTGAAGGGGTCAGCAAAGTTTCCGCTTTTTACCGCCTCAGTCGGCGCAACAACGCGCGCCATTTTGGGCAGGTGCAGGCCGCTGGCCAGCTCCGGGTAATGGCTTTCAACCTGCCGCTGTACCGGTGTTTTTTGTAGCGGCTGGCCGGTAATATGGTTTCGCGGCGTCCAGGTGATTGTCATGGTGTCGCCGCTCAGCTGCACCTTTGTCACGCGCTGGCCGTTCACCTCCACGCCCGGACGCAGTGACTGGATCACAGGTACGGTCATCGTATTGCCACCGGCAGTGGACTGGCTGAACTCCGGCGGAATATCCACCGGCTTACCGGCAAACAACGCCTTTTCAGCGCCGCCCAGATACATGCTGCCATCAGGCAGCTGATACCAGAGATAATCGGCAATCCCGAAGGCGCGCCCCAGACTGGCCAGCAGTTGAAATCCTGTGCCGCTGTGCGTGAAGTGCGGGATCGGCCTGTCGCAGTAATCTGCCTGCGGCACGGTAACGGTCAGGCCGCTGTGTTCTTCCAGCCAGGCAGCAATCTGGCGAAGCGTCGGGTGCTGAAATGCGCACGGCCATGCGCGATCAAATACGCCGCACACCTCCCGGATGTAAAGACGCTGATAGCCGGTTTCCGAAGGCTGCGAGCGCTCCACGTATCCGGTAAACCAGCGCAGCAGCCGGTCAGGATAGCCGGTATCAATGCGGACCATTTTGCCGGTGTAATCAGTGCTGGTCTTTACCGTGATGAAGCCACGGCCACAGCTGCTAAGCTCCAGCACCAGAGCGGCATCAGTCAGATGCACTTCATCAGTTGACAGGTAAAGTCGGGTTACAGGTTTCATCGCTATTCCAGTGCGTCGTTTACCGGCTTAAGCACTTTGCGCTCAAACCACGTCATTTGTTCTTCGCTCTCGCCTGCGGCCTGCGGTCCGCCTTTGCCGCCGCCGGTCTGTTTAGTGGCCGTGGTTTTGCCGCTTGCGCGCGCTTCGCGCTTTTCCTGAACGCTTACATGCTCCGTCAGGGTGAACGTTATCAGCCAGGCCATTTTTCCTTCCTGCTGCGGAGCGTCCACATTGCCGGTGAACGTCGCCTCGCGAAAACTCACCGCGCGCGCCACCTCATGCGCCACGCGGTATTTTTGCCGCTGGCCGCTGGCGTCAGTTGCTGAAGCCAGCTCAAAAATGCGCTTCAGCAGGGCAGCGTCACTGAACCCTATTTCGCCGCTGATCCTCAGCTCTTTTCCCTTGATGCCCTGCTCTGCCTTAGCCGTTGAACTGGTCTGCCCGGACTGGTCTTTGTCCTGAAAAGCCATTGATACGGTAACCCGCATATTTTTAAGCGGGATACCCTCACCGTTAAGCGCCAGCGTCGGGTTTGTACTCATGGATCATGCCTCTTATTCCTTCAAGATTGTCACCGACCAGCATCACGCCCGCCGAATACACAGCGGACGGCTGCGGAATATCTTTTTCCAGCTGCGTGAGCGTGGTCACCACGTCGCCGCCGCCGGTAAACACCCATGCCCGTGCGCTTTTGCCCTGCAGATCGCTCAGCCCGGCGGCAATCTCTGTCAGCATGGCATCACGTTTCTGGCCAAAAGCAGCCAGCTGCGCTTTCAGCCCGTCAAGCCCGGCTGCTGCGCCTGCTTCACTCTGGGCCTGCTTCACGGCGGCGGCTGCAAACGCGGCGCGGCTGGATGGCACGGACAGCGGCACGGATGGCGGCAGCATCGTGTTCATACGTGCAGGCAGCTGCATCTTTTCCGTGGTCAGCGTGGCGGCAGACTGCGCCAGACGTTTCACCTGTACAAACGCCGGTGCCGGGAAAACTTCAGCCAGCTGGCTCAGTGAGGAAATAAAATTGTCATGCGTCTGGCTGGCCACCATCAGAATAACCACGTCAGCTTTTCCGCCCATGCCTGCCAGCTTTTGCGCCAGATAGGCAGTGGCATTCACCGGACTCAGGTATGCGCCGTTATCCGTTTGCTGCCCCAGCCCGTAAATCCACGGATGCACCGGAACCATGCTGCAGCTCAGCGCGGTCACCGCATCCGTCAGCGCCAGCCGTGCTTCACGCCACATCGCGCAGCTCCGGCCAGGCAATCTTATCCGGGTCTGAAACATCAAGCTCAATCAGATCAAGGCGGTAATTTTTGAGCGCCAGCAGTCGCGCTTTCTGCTCAGGCGTTGCCCTGTCCAGCTCAACCGCATCCGACAAAGGGGACATTTCAGCAACCGTATCAGCAATGAGTGACAGGCGTTTTTTTTCTGCCTGCTCAACCCGGCCAGCCTGGGTATCAGTGCGGCGCACGATTGCGGAACCGTCAAACATCCATGAACCATCAATTGAGATATCTTCAGGCACCGCATTTTTTTCGACTTCTGCAACGGAATATCCGCCAGGGTAAAGGCGTGATGCATCAAACCCGAAAGAACGAATGATGCCCTCGCTGTCGTAGCAGATTTTTAGCGTGTCAGCACGAAAGCGCAGGCGGTGAAAATACCAGTCCTCACCCTTTTCACTTTGAAAATAGAGCGCGGGAACCATTAATTCTGCATATTCCGGAATGTACTGTGTGAAATTCTTGAGTATTACCATCATGCCGTATGTCCTACATTTACCCATCCCATTGACGGGATAAACTTCTGAATGGGACGGTAAAACACCGTATCCCCGCCGGGGTTATCGCCTTCATAGTTCCAGCCGGTCATCACACAACCACCGGGAACACGCTGCTGGCCATTTTTTACAATGATGAATGCGCCTTCACCACCCAGGGCAACATCGGCAACCCTGTTAACCTGCGCATCCTGTGCTTTATTCCATGCGTCATTAGCCCTGTTGTTCGCATTATCTGCATGAGTGGTTACCGCTTCCCGCGCTTCACTTTGTAGCCCAGCTTTCGCAGCCGTTTAGCCTGCGCCAGCGTGGCCATTTTCCCCGCCGGTGCGGGGCGACCCGTTCCGCGTGCCCTGACGCTGGTTTTCATTCCCTCCTGCTGCGCATAACCCACTGTCCCGGCTGGTACTGCTTTGTCCCCGTTCCGGTATCCGCCGCCCTGCAGGTAAAGCCGCACGGCTTCAATTTCGGGCATTTCGCGGATGTGCAGAAGGTTCGGCAGGTTGCGCAGCATCTTTCCCCGGCGGCGCGTTTTTCTTGCCTTCCACGGCGTGCCGTCCGGGGACTGCTGATTACGCACGTTGCGCTTTGCAGCCGGGATCACGCCATACTTCGCCATGCGCCAGATAAGCCGCTGGCGCTTTTTGTCGGGCAGCTCCAGCTTTGCAATCTCGCGGCGCATTTCACGCAGCTGCGCGGCGTTAATCTCCGCCCCGAAAATCACTCCGCCACCTCCGTGTAAATCATCACGCTCAGCGCCGTCCAGATTTCCGGATCGGCCAGCCATTTTTCATCGTTTGCATTCATGCTTTGCCTCATGATTTTTACGGTTAAAAGCAGGATTCCAGCGTTGCCCGTTTGGCAGCTGGATGGTGCCGTGGCCATACGCAGGCAGCTGCTTCGATGGCGACTGGCGCTTTAGCAGATTCACGAATACGAACATGTTCACCTCACGCAACGATGCCAGGCATTGAGGCGCTTACCACATCAACGGCAGCAGCCAACACCGGCACGGTTTGAAAACGACTTTCAACGGAATAGACGAGTAAAGACAGGCTGCGGATAGCATCACTGGCTCTGTTAAGAATCTGATTGCGGCGTGCAACGGTCATCTTTTCCGTTGAAACCGCTTCCCCAGCGATTACCCCGACACTGGCCACAGCAGTTAATGCGCAAAACTGCATGTTTTCAGGTCTGGCGTTGTTAACCGGTACTGAAGGCTGACAATTAATCTGACGCAAAAAACCATCAAGAATGGTTGGGTCTTCAGTGAGATCGATGATCGCCAGCAGTTCAGGTAATGTCAGTTGGTGCGACTGGTCCGGGTTCAGCTTGTTGCGGAGTGTTGCCGGTTGCATTCCTACTTTTTTAGCCAGATCCGTGACGTTATGTGCCAAAGAAAACTGGCGGCAAGCATCATCAAGGTAGTTTCGTACTGAAACTTTATAATCGTACATGATTCGTACCTTACGAATTGATAGCCTGAATTACGCGTGAAGCGAAATACGGCATTCGCTTAACGCTTCAACAGTAAGGGCAGCCATGTTTACTTCGACTCGTGCACGCGGCTTATCACCTTTTCCACGAATAGGTAAGCGGCCATCGCGAACCATGTCACGGGCAGTACCCATAGCGATTCCTGTTAGGCGGCAGTACTCTTCAAGGGGCAGGTAGGGCGTAGGGATGGTGATTGTAATGTTAGGACGCATAGGGCAAACTCCTGATTCGTTTGAATGCAGCAACATTCAACAATATTCACGTTTATCGAACTTACAACACGGAGACTAATTCGACTTAATCGAATTTGCAACCAATAAATGCGAAATACTGGAAAATTCACCCTACCAACTGATAGCGCATTGGTCTTAGATCGTGTTTGTGAGGCTTACGGCTTCAGCACATCCCTGCAGCTGGCAGATCATTTAGAAATGGCTGCAAGTAGCATGTCAGCCAGAAGAAAGCGCGGCACTTTCCCGGCGGATATTGTTGTGCAGTGCGTACTGGAAACCGGGGTTAGCCTGGATTGGCTAACAACTGGTGCAGGCAAAAAGTTTGAAGATGATTCGTCAGACATACTGAAACTACCGCGCAAAAAACTTATTGGCGGGAAGCTGTTCGATTCTGGATTTGCAATGCTTGATAAAGCCTTTTTCCGCGAAGGTGCCCCATTACCTGCAGATGCGTTTTGCCTTTTAGATGAGAACGCACAATATATTATTGATAGAAAATTCTCTGAAATTGTTGACGGAGAATGGCTGGTTAATATTGAAGGTAAACTAAGCGTCAGAACTTTAGGCCGCATACCAATCAGGAAAATCAGAGTTAGCGGCATTGGAATGGCATTTGATTGCAACATTGATGATATAGAAGTGCTTGGACGCATCGTTTTAAAAATAACAAATTAAAACAGGATGATTAAAATGCTAGATTATAAAAAGGCTACACAGCAGCAGTTAAAAGAAGAATACAAGCGCCTTTCCGAAATCGTTTCAAATGTAAGCTTCGGAACTAAAAAGGAATTTTTCCATCTACCTAATATTTTGAATGATAACGAGCAACCTTTAGCCATCGCCAGTGGGATGATGGATGGAAACACTTGGCTTATCACATTGACTAATCAACGAGTAATCTTCCTTGATAAGGGTATGTTATTTGGCGTTAAGCAAGTTGATATCAGCCTTAAAGACATTGTAAGCGTTGGTGGAAAAACCGGAATGATTCTGGGTTCAATCACCATTTCAACTAGCGGACAGAATTACACTATTAAGGATGTTGCTAAACAAAGCGTCATTCCTTTTACTAACTTAGTTAATTCCACACGCAATAACTTAAGCACCCCAGCTGAAAAAATCACATCAACAAATGATAACGATATTGTTGCACAGCTCGAACGGCTGGCATCTTTAAAAGAAAAGGGCATCCTTACTGAAGAAGAATTTCTGCAACAGAAACAAAGAATCCTCAATACATAATTATGTCTATCCGTAAGCAAACTGATGGCAAATGGCTACTGGATTTCTACCCGGAAGGCAAACCTAAAGGAAAACCCAGTAAGCGCATCCGTAAGACATTTTCCACCAAAGGCGAGGCCATCGCGTATGAAAATTATGTAATGGAAACATTAGTCGAGAAGCCCTGGTTAGATGGCAAAGAGGATCGCCGCAAACTATCAGAGCTTGCCCAGCAATGGTTCGATGAGCACGGCATCACCCTGGACGATGGCACAAAACGTCTTAAGGCGATGAAGTTTGCCTGTGAGAGCATGGGCAACCCGCTTGCCCATGAATTTAGTTCTACTATGTTTTCCGTTTACCGAAAAAAGAGATTATCAGGCGAGATCACCAGAACGGCCAGAGTGCAGAAAGTATCGCCCCGCACAATGAATCTTGAGCTGGCTTACTTTCGGGCAGTATTCAATGAACTAAAGCGCTTGGGTCATTGGAAAAAGGACAATCCATTAGAAAGCCTTCGTCCCTTTAAATCTGAAGAGGCTGAATTAGCCTATCTGGAGGTTAATGAGATCACCCGCTTGCTTGAAGAATGTAAAAAAAGCAGGAACCCCCATGTTTTTCACGTTGCACATATTTGCTTAGTTACCGGTGCCAGATGGGATGAAGCCGAATCCCTAACGACTAAGCAAATAAGAAATCTGAAAATCAGCTTTATAAAAACCAAAGGTAATCGAAACCGTACTGTACCCATTAGCCAGGAGGTTTATGACAGCATCCCTAAACCCGAAAAACCTGGACGCTATTTTGATTCATGCTATTCAGCTTTTCGCAGCGCCGTTAAGCGTTCAGAATTCGAGCTACCAGATGGTCAGCTGTCTCACGTCCTACGGCATACTTTCGCCTCTCACTTTATGATGAACGGTGGAAACATACTTGTTCTACAGCGCATTCTAGGGCACACAGACATAAAGATGACAATGCGCTATGCACATTTTGCCCCCAGTCATTTGCAGGAAGCGATCACCTTAAACCCTATGTCGAAATTTGCCCCCTTTTCGTCCCCTCAGAACTCAAAAGACCAATAACTTCCGCTAATATTCGTTTCGGGATTTCTTAACTTTTCAGTAAGTTACTGTTTTGTAAGGGCCGGGCAGCGTTCTCATAATCGCTTGGTCGCTGGTTCAAACCCAGCAGGGGCCACCAAATTTCACAATAAAAAAACAGCCAATTAAGCCGCTCATTGAAGCGGTTTTTTTGTATCTGAATTTCTGAGTGGCGGTAAAGTGGCGGTGTATTTTCCTCAACAGCCTTATCATGCCGCTGCTGATTGCTTTAAGCAGGTGGAACAAAACTACTAAACAAAGCAAAAAACCTCAGAAGTATGTAAAGTAACTCGCTTATCAATAGGTAGAAGCCTGATAGTTTTTTCCAGCCAAATAAAATTACCGTCTGTATCGTAAATCTGCCACAATCCCGGTGTCTGAAATGGTGAATAGTCGATACTCATACCTGTTCACCATCAACGATAGGCTTTATGCCATT